TATTTAGAGAAATGCAGGATGTTATTGATAGTGCAATACCAGATTCCGCTAGAACAAGTAAGCTACGTGCTTTGGGAAGGCAGTTAAATGCTCTTAATACTGCATCGGATAATGTATTTAAAAGAGCAGCTTTTGTAGGAAATTTAAAAAGAGGTTTGAATGAACAGTATGCAAAAGGCATACGTGATGGAAAAACTCTAAACAAAGATGATTTTAATCTTCGTAACATTGTTCGTGATGGTAAATTTAATGACGTATTTAACACTAAACAAGGAAAGCAAGTATTAGATACTGCAATTGATGAGGCACTGTACTTTACATATCAAAGAACACCGGATAATTCTACAGCAAAAGCCATGATTAACCTTGCTCATAGCGCACCTTTCTTGACTACATCCCTTGTGCCTTTTCCAAGATTTATTGCAAATGCTCTTCGCTTTACATATGAGTATTCACCTTTATATTTATTACAGGGTAGTTTTAAATCTTTAGTCAAAGATGAAAATAATTACGAAGAAGTTTCTAAGGCACTTGTAGGCACAGCAGGTCTATATGGTGCTTTAGCATTTAGAGACAGTGAGTATGCTGGAGAAAAATGGTATGAAGGTAAACTGCCTGATGGTAGCACCTTTGACATGCGACCATTTTTTCCTGCAGCACCCTATTTATGGGCTGCGGATATGATGAAACGACACAGAGATGGTGACCCTATTATGGGTGAAACCAGTTTCTTTACTGAGGGTCTACAAGCACTTTCTGGTACGCAGTTTCGTGCTGGATTTGGTATATACGCTATTGACAAAGCCGTTGAAGACATGGCAAATGCAAAGGATAGTACAGAAGCATTAAAGCGCATTGGTGTAAATATGGCTGCTAATATTGTAAATACTTATTCAATTCCAATTACTGCAGGTCAAGACTTATATAATACATTTCTTTCTGAGGATGAAGAAAGATTGGTTAGAGACAACAAAATAACTGATTTAACTAGCCTTTTTCTAAACAGGTCACTTGCTCGTGTGCCTATGAACTTCAGACTACAAAAGTTTTTAGCAGAAAGTATGGGGACAACAGCACCAGAGATTTATCAAACACCGACACGTGCTGGTGTACTAAGAAGAACAACACCTTTAACTCGTCAGTTTTCTGGTATTTTAAAAAATGAAAGACGTAATTGGTTTGAAAAAGAATTAGAAAAAATAAAAGTCAGTAAGAAAATTATTGGGCGTAAAACTGGTGTGCCAGAAGCTGATGCAATACTAAACCAACATTTTGGTGAGTACATTGAAGATTACGTTACCCCCATATTACAAAACTCTAAAGATTATGAAAAAATGACTGCATTAGAGAAAAGAAATATGATGGTCAATGTTATTTCAAGGTACAAACAGGATATTGAGCAGTTTGCAAGAAGAAAAGCAAAGCTGCAGAAACAAAATTTAAAATCAAAGTATGGGTTTAATCCTCTGGAAGTGGCAGACTTTAAAAAATATTCTAAGTTTGCTAGAGATAAAGCCTTCACAAGGTATCACGAAGTTAATGGTAAGCCTGAAAGCACCACTGATTATAATTATGATGAACTTATATACTATGCAAAGTACTATGATGAAGTCGGCAAGTTGAGTAAAAAAGAAATGTATGATTAAAACAAAGGGGGCAATTAAGCCCCCTCTTTTTATGTCTAACGATTATCTCCGTCCCCACCTATCTTACCTCTACTCTCCCTGTCAGCCAGCTTGCTGTAATTTTCCTGTGCAATCTCTGACAACGTAAAGCCTAAGTCGTTAGCTAGGTTGGCACAGTACCAAAGTACGTCACCAATCTCTGAGGCAATCTCTACTTTCTTTACCTCAAATGCTTCCTTATCTGCCCCATCCCTGATGAACTTCTTTACCTTGTTTGCTACCTCACCTGCCTCTCCTGTAAGTCCTAGTGCAGGGTAGAGTATACGGTGTGTTGCTGGATAGATGGCAAACTTTACTGCCTTTATTTGGTACTCATTCATTTCCATATCTTTATATTTCTCCTTCATCCACTGTTTAGCTTGCTGTTCCAGAGTCATCTGCAGTATCCTCTTCTTGTACAATAAAGAACTTACTTAGCATCTCTAGCTTATCGTGGTAGTTAGCCACTTGTTCTAACTCTATTTCTATTGACTCTAATATATCCTGATGCTCACCTATACCTGCTGGGTTTTCTAATAGCACCTCAATATTTGCGAGGTGTTTATTTATATGACCAGCAAAGTGTGACCGGGAAGCGTTGATAAGTACCTGCCGTAAACTCATTTTTTGTCTCCTTTAACTTGTTTCATTATACTATGTGCTTTTCCTAGCGATATTTTATACTTTTTAGAAAGCTGTCGTATGCTTAGTTTGTGGCAGTCTTTAGAAAATCTATTCATGTTAATAGGTATCTTTGGCCTACCTTGTTTTTTCTTAGGTTTATTATACTCTGTTTTTTTAAATCTGTGCTTAAAAAATACAACGGTATTCAAAGCTGTGTTAAGTGTAACCATTGCAAGCAACCACCATTGCCACCATAGTAATGTAAACTGTCCTGTATCGTCAAGCATTTTCTTCCTTTTCTTTGTCCTTATAATGTGTTGGCAGTCTCACATCCATTCTCTTAGCTTTCCCGGCCTATCCCTACCACTAGTGCTGCGGCACTCATAAGTGGCCTCTTGAATTAAAGGGTCTACAGAAAGTACCAACGTATATTTTATTCTTACCACCAACCCATCTTCTGCGTATTGTGCATAATGATGGCTAGGCAAGCAAGGACATGAAGGATAACCCAAGCAGTTCTAAGTATTGCTACTTTGTTTGCTTTGTCATCGTCATCATATGCCTTGCTGCCCATTGCTTTACACCAGTACTCCCACATTATGCTGCACTGATGTCCACTACTTCACAAACGCCAGCAGTACATGCTAACTCACGTCCACCTGATGTAGTGTCTTCCTTCTCAAAGTCACTCAGCAGTACCCAATCAATAGCTGATGGCATGTTTGCCTTCATCTCTTTGTACTCTTTTTCTGTACAATCTTGATAAGGTGCTTGCTTGTAAGTATGCTCACTGAACGGTAGGAAGCTGATGCCTGACACTTCATCAAAGTGTTCATACACCCATGAGCCTACATCCATCCACTCATCTTCCTTCACAGAGATTGTGACTGAAGGTTTATGCTCACACCAATGACGTTGATACAGTAGCCATAACTCAAGCTGCTCAATAGCTGTCATCTCAGTACGTGTTACCGCACCCATAGGTGACTTCATTGGGAAGCTGAACACTGTAGTTGAGTCAGGCTTCATGACATCCGGCTCTGATGGAATACCCTGTGCAATCATAAACTGTGTTAGTGGGTCTTTGTTATCACCACGAACAGTACGAATGTAGTAAGGGTTATGACGGGCATGAATACCTGATGCACTGTCAACAAGCTGTGATACTGTACCACTAGGCTTAACACATGTGATGGCGGTTGACTGTGGTATCTTTAACTTAGCTGCCATATTCTTGTTTGCATTGATTGCTACATCCTTCAGTGCTTCAAGAGTAGCACCAATGTTTGTACCAAGACTAGCAGACTTACCTGACATCAATTGATTGTCTAAGATACCTGTTAGTGATACACCCAACAGCCGTTCTTCCTCTGTGTTATTCTTCCATATCTTACGTAGATACTTGAAGCTAGTCAGAGTAGATTGGAACGTACCCAAGATTGTAGCCAAGCGTACTTTCTCAGTGAGTGTTTCATGTGTGTCACCCTCACGTACAACTACCTCAGACAAGTTACAGAACTGGTATGGACGCAAGATAATTTCACTACATGGGTTACACCCAAAGTCTTGGTTAGCATCCCGTCTGCCATTCTTAGCTGCTTGTACTTGTGCAGACTGACGGTTGAATATGCCACGCTCACCAGACTTACTCTCGTACAGTGACAGCCACTCACGCATGAATGTACCCATCTGCGGCTTCTCTTTGTAGGCAACGCTGTTGTTTGCAAGCGCACGTTGTCCTTCGTTTTCCCACCACATACCTGCTTTAGCATGACTCATCTGGTCATCATTCAGGTTTGATAGGCTAATGAGTGCGCTTCGTCTGACCCCTCCGACAACTACAACCTCACCAATCTTACACATGATATCGTGACACTCAACAGGGTAGAGCCTACGACCTGCTGCTGCCTTGAACTTGTCAATGATAAACTCAAACAGTTCTTCTAGTGGGGCAGGGCCACTGGCACGACCACCGAATGTCTTCAGCCTTGCACCTGCAGGGCGTACCTCTGATACATCCCACTTAGGAATCTGTCCAGTGTACAGCATGGCAATCAGTTCCTTTAGTGACTTAGCCCAACCGGGGCGGCTATCACCTACCTTGATGATTGTGTCTGTATCATGCATATCTTCATTCACAATAGGTAACTTCTCAACGTGATGACGTTCTACTGAGAAGCCAACGCCAGTGCCACACATTAAGATGTACATTGTCTCATCAAATGCACGTGGGCTATCAATGGGTACGTATGAACAATTGTATCCACCTACATGGCAACGGTCCAGTGCTGGTCCAGATGTCATTAAGGCTCTCATGCTTGGCATGATGTCTTGGTTCAGCACCGCATCTTCCAACTCTAGGCGCAGTTCAACTGGTAACTTATACTTATGGTTTGCCTTTAGATGGCTCTCCATGTAATCAAAGTAACGTGAAACTGTTTCAGTCCAAGTCTCACGCCTCTGCTCATCTTCTTTCCACCTTGCGTAGCGAGATAACGCAATGAAGTTCTGATAGTCTGTAGGTAAATGATTACTTAACATGGGGTCACTCCTGTATGGTTCTAATGTTTTTAATGTGTATGCCTTCTATATCATAGAAGTATTCTTGTATTCCTTCTTCTACCTCTTCTGATACATTCTCATCAGCAGGTACAGGATAATCTTCTGGGTCTACATCCATAGTGATGAACATCTTAACTCTTATCATCATAGCAGCCCTCTACTTCTTCTATTAACTTGTCTAAGTACCAACGTGCTTTCTTTAAGTCCTCAGTGCCATTCTTGTAACGATAACGCCATACGTATTTCATAATATTACCCTGTAGGTAATACTCAAAACCTTCACCTGTAGCTGCTACAATGGCATCAATACATTCAATGCCAGCTTGATTGTAGTGAGGTGGGCTGTTTACCATTTCATCTTTATTTGTATCAACTACTTTCATTTTTCCACTCTCTATCTCTTTCATTATATTATAGTAAGAAGTCATTATGCGCTACCTTTAGTGCTTGTGTTGAAGTCAATTTTTACTACGTTACCTTCTTCACCAACAATCTTTGGCTTACTTTCTAACTCAACTTCATACTCTTTGTCAACAGTCTCAACAACATAATTGTGAACTAATTCTCTGAAGTCTTCGTTTAGTTCCATGACAGGTATTGTTGACGCTAGCATTTTACAAAAGTGCATCATTTGAAAGTAGTCATCATCACTTAAATTGTTTTCGGGCTGTGTTACAACAGCAACATCAATCTCACCATTCCAAGAGCCTTCATCATCTAAGTAGGGTCTAACTCTTATAATAAAGTCTTGTGGTTCTACTTTATCGTAATTAATATTAT